TCGTTGACGAAATAAGTTGAATTGCAGGAGTCGCGCGATGTAGTTTTTTTTCTTGGGCATGGGTGATCGTTCTAGCAAAACAGCTTGCTAACAAATAACACAGTACAAAAATAATAATAGGAACTTTAAAATTTAGTTGCAATTATTTTTGTCTAAATCAATTGGCTTGTCACCATTATAAAACCATACATAAGATGTGAGTTTCGTTCCATCTTGTGTATAGGTACATTTTTTGCCTACCGAACAGGCGCTTAATGCAAATAATAGTGCCAGAACTAAATATAATTTATTCATTTGGCTCCTCTGTTTTTTCTTCTTCGTCTTTTGTTTGACAACATGTACCTGATTTTTCTTTTTCTTTGGTATGCATATTGCAAGTTTTTGTTTCGTCTATTGACATGATAAACATTCGTCATTATTTACTGTAATTCCTTGAGGATTACAATTACATTTTTCACAGTGACACACGCCATTTGGATCTGAATGTTCGCTTACATTACAGTGACAATCACATAAACAACTTTTACATTTACTCATTTTGTTCCTTTTCAAAACCTTCTTTTAAAAGTTCAGAGGTAGTTTTAGTTTCCTCAATTCCGTAGAAGTACTTATCCGTATCTTCTGTTTTCCATTTACTACTATCTTCTACATTCCATTCGGAAGTTTGCACCTTCCAATCAAAAGGAATTTCATCCTTCACTGTGAAAGATGGAATGCTCCAGATTAATCTATTATTTGGCTGAGCCGCATAGTTGCCATCATCTAAAGCAAGTATGTGTGCGCACTTATGTTCGTGCGGGATTTCCGACTGATCTGTGTCAACTATATTACTCTCTGGGTGAGCCCAGTCAACCGTGAAAAGATACGCACCTGAGCGCCATTTTTTATCTTTGCCTATGAATTTACCGGACTGACCGTCCAAGACATCAAAAGAAGTAACGCTAGGATAGTAACTAAAGCAATTCCATAACTCCAACTCGTCAAGTCGCAGCCGAGGAACCTCTTCTGGCTTATAACCTCTTTGTATGAACGCAGAGATTGGCAAACGGTAGAATACAGCTCCGTTTTCCATAATTGCATGGAAGAGTATCGGACGCCCTGTAATCGATGCAAACCCAAAAAGTAAGCAGTCTTCCACTTCTCCATGATGTTCTTTAAGGTCATAGAGATATTCTCTCCGGACCTGCGCATACGTTGCAGGGATGTTTGCATTCAGATAAGCCATTTAACATAAAACTCCTACGTTGCTAAAAAATAAATGGCAACAATCACTACCGCTATCGCGACAGATATTTTTGGATTAGCTTTTGCTAATGTCCAAAGTTGTTTCACTTTTTCCATATTTCCTCCTAATTTTACTCAGGTTTAATATTACCCCAATTGGGTCCTGATTCATAGTCTACTTTATTGGGGATTTCAAGTATAATGGCTTTTTCCATTATATCTTTTATCTTTTTAGCTTGCTCTTTATCTATTATAGAAATGCATAATTCATCGTGAATTTGAATGTGAGGTAAAATGCCATTCCTGTATAACAACACCATTGCTTTTTTAGTCATGTCCGCAGCAGACCCCTGTATCAATCTATTTAAAGCTTTATAAGTAAAGGCCGAAGTAAAATAATTATTAAAGTATTGCTCTCTTTCCTTTTCCGTGTGTTTCTCTATTTTTTTCTTAGACTTTGAGTTAAATAATTTTTTAAACTCTTTGTCTGCTTGCTCTTTGGTTAAGAGTCTAGGAGTTATATATTCTCCTTCATAAGAAATTGTACCGTCTTCGTTTTTAACTACTTTAGCTTCAGGATCCCATTCTTTAAATTTACGTTCCTTATGGAACCACTTTTTGTTAACATTTTCATATTTATCAAATCTACAGAACCTATCTTCAAGAGTAAAAATTAATTTATTGTCTGTAGCAAACTGTATTAAACCATCTGATAGTTGTTTAACGAAAGGAACTTTCTGATGATAAGTATCAAATAATTTTTTTGCTTGAACCTTATCTAGATTAAGTTCTTGTTGTAATTTACCTTTACCCATACCGTAGAATAAACCAAGATTAATAGTTTTAGCTTGTTTCCTTGGTATGTGTGCCATTTCAGCTACAATTTTATGAAAATCTGCTTCATCATTATTGAATTTATCTCTTAATTCACTTGTTTTTGATAGGTTATGTTTAACTGCATAATGAACTACAATTCGTGGTTCTTGTTGAGAGTAGTCAAAACTACCCCATTTGTGACCCTCTTCAGGTAAAAATACTTCTCTCATTTTTTTGCCAATATAACCTTTTGCAGGAATCTGTTGTAGGTTTGGGTTAGACATACTAAACCTACCAGTTACGGTGCCTCCTTGATCAGATCTAATCTGATTTATATCTGCATGTATTCTTCCATTATGTATGTATCCTTTTAATCCTTCAATAAAAGTATTTACAACTTTATCAGCCTCTCTGGCTTTTGACACCATTCTTAAAAATCTATTTGAATGTGTTTTTAAATAATCTTTTGGAAGTTTTGGCATTCCAGACTTGGGTGTCTTCTCATAATTTTTTATTTTTTGATTATGTAATAACTCTTTTATAGAGTTTGCAGCCCATAGTTGTATCTTTACTTTGGTATGTTTCTTTATAATGTTTAATAAATTATCTCTTCTGTACTTTAATTTCTTTCCAAAATTTTCTAATTTTTGGGCATCTATTCTTACTCCCTTGAATTTCATGTCAACTAAACACGGGAACAATTTTGTTTCTAACTCAAATATATTTCTACATGTATACTCTTTATTGTTTTTAAGTTTTATGTATAATACTTTGTCTAATTCTTTATCAAATATTTTCCATAACCTAAAAGTCAAATTAACGTCTTGTTTCGCATATTCTTTTACAATGGATGCTGGCATTTTATGCATGTTAGATATTGGATCTTTTTGCATACCATTTGACCATTGAAAAGTTTTTTCCTGTAAATCATATTTATATTTTCTATCATCAAGAATGTCTTTTGATAAAGAGTCTAGTGAATATTTAAATCTATTTTCGTCAATTACAGAAGCTGCTATCATAGTGTCAACTAATCTTCCTTTTAACATCTTGCCTGTTTCTACTCTCAACCAACAAACGTCATACATTGCATTATGAAATACTTTTGTAATTTTATCGTTTTGCAAAAGTTTTTTATTCATTTGATCCCAAAACTCTTTCTTCTCATCGTCTGATTTAACAACGTCAGAGTGATGTAAAGGGAAGTAAACAGTATCTTTTCCTGTTGCAACAGCGACTCCAGTTATAAAACCATCTCCTCTTATCGCACCCAACCCTTTTGTTTTTAAGTTAGGATCATATGTTTCTAAATCAATAGCTACTGTGTCTATACCTTGTAGGTCCAAATCCTCTGGAGTATTACACATAATCTCTTTCAATAATCATATCAATATAGTGTTTTGCTTTTTCCAAATCTTGAACTTCTCCTTTATGTCTATGCCTACAAATATATTTAATAGCATTCCCTTCTGCAACAGGCAAATTATTTTCATTTATAAACTGAGCAGGTTGAATCTTCATATTTTTATAATGAGCTCCTCCTATTTGTTTTTTATAAACTTTTGTCATATTCCCCCCACACTTCTTCTTCCATTTTCATTATAAATCTATAAAATTCTTCTTCAGTCATTATTCTAAATAGTATCTTCTATTATCTTGTATTCCAGCTAAAGATAACTTTCCGGGAGAGGAACTCCCTATGCTCCAACAATCATTCTTACCTCTGCTATAAGCCGTGTAAGCTAATCTTATTGGTTCATCTCCGCGTTCTGTATGATAAACTGATAAATCAACTATAGTGTTGTCAAAAGTTAAGCCTTTTACTTTGTGAATTGAGCCATGCTCAACTCTTGGTTTTTTATTTATATCCATTTTATTTTTTAAAACTTTTTGAATGTAAGGTATTTTGCTTATTAGATTACTACCCCTCTCACCATTCTTAGATAATTGTTCATGGTTTATAATTTGAGAAAATTTTTCAAACTGTTTTGCTTCAGGTAATATAAAACCCATATTTATAAGTTCATCTATATTATATTCTTTATCTACTAAAGATTTAAGTTTATCTACTTCACCTTTTCCACGAGCTTTTACAGCTGATCCAATTAATTTCCAATATTCTCTTATTTGTTGTTTCGAGACTTGACCTGTTAAAAAAGTTTTCCAAGTTTTAAAACATCTAAAATATTCTCTAGCAACGTATGCACTTTCTGAACCTACCTCCTGGTAGTCAATTCCGTTTTGTTGAAGAAACTCGTTTATCTTTTTGTGAGTAGGGTTCCCCCTGTATGTCAACAAAAAAGTTTCATGTGTGTTTAATATTTTTTCAATTAAAATGTCACTTGCTATACATGACTGATCTAAACTAGGGATCCAATATGATTTCCCTATTATTTCTTTAGAATTAGGATCATTAGGGTTTTCTTTTGCTGGGGTCCAGACTCTTTCTGCATACACACCCCATTTTTTCCAGACAGGTAATATTATCTTTTTACATATTTGATTTATAGTCCTACCACATCTTAAACCTTCAGTAAGTTCATTGTCCTTTGACTCTTTTGTGCTCGCTAATTTATAAAAATAATTTGGGTCTGATCCAGCATATTCATGAATAGTTTGATCTGCATCACCTACAAAAATAAATCTTTTTGCAAATGTAGCCGCTTTTTGTAAAGCTTTTATTTGAGGCTTACTACAATCTTGAGCTTCGTCTACTATTAAAATATCTATATCGGTTGGAGTTTCTGCACGGAAAAGAAAATTATCTATCATATCTTCAAAAGATAATTTTTTATGGTCTTCTCTAAACTTATCATATTTCTTTTTCAATTTCTTTAAAGTATGCAAATTATAAGGTTCATATCGGTGCGAATCACATACTGTCCAGTAGGCATCAAAAGTTAGCTCTTTTCCATGCGCGTGAGAACTAAATTCATAAAGAGGATGCTTTTCCCATGACTTGGGTTTATTCCAAAACCTCATTTCTGTATTTTCACTACAAAACTTTTTATG